CGTAGTCGGAGGCGCGTAGTATCCTGGCGAGTCTAGCGGTGACCAGTGCGTCGTCTTCGGTGAGCCCTGCTTTCTCGTAGGTCGCCACCACAGTTTCCCAGTTGTAACCGTCTTTCTCAAGGATCTTCTCGGCGGTCTTAGTGCCGATCCCTTTGACGCCCATGTAGCCGTCGGTCGGGTCACCTGCGAGTGTCTGGATGAGGTGGAACTTGTCGGCTTCCTCGGGGGTCACTGAGTTCATCGTGTCGCGCAACATGTTATACCAGGTAATCGGTAGGGTCCCAAAGTCTTTGTCACCACTGACAGCCACAAAGGTCGGGTCTTCAGTGGCCATGATGCCGCACACGTCGTCAGCCTCAAGCCTCGGAAACACACGGGAATCGTAGGACTCAATGGCCCACTCTCGGAGAGCTTTTAGGCCTAGAGGTTTACGTGTGTTTCTCCGGTTTGATTTATAATTAGGGAATATATCGTAGCGGTAGTTCTCGGTGTCTGAGAACGCCAGGATAAACTCTGCGTCCTTGTCTAGCTTGTTGACCACACCCATGAGGCAAGAGTCAAAGCTGTGCTGTGATTCCTTCTCGCTAGAGTGTAGTGTCCATGTGTCTTCGTCCCACTTGATTTCGACCTCAGTAGAGAACGAGGCGCGATACAGGAACATATCTCCGTCTATTATTAATTTCATATCTTTAATGTGTTTCGGCCCAGTTGTTTCCGACTTTGTATTCTCCGTCTAGCGGGCACAGGAGACCAAAGGTTTCACCAGCTTTGATGATAGCATTGACAAAGCGCTGGCCGTATTCGTCTGCTTTTTCTGGAGGGCAACTAAACTGGACCTCATCGTGGACATTAGCGTGGAGCGTGTAGTCTTCTCCGGCCATGTCGTTGACAAAGTGCACCAGTGCTTGCTTCATGCATATCGCCCCGGCTGACTGTAACAAAAGATTCACGCTACTGTGCGGGGACCTACAGGGCAACGTGCGACCGTCGAGTCCTTTGAGGAAACCAAAGCCTTCTACTTTGTCTTTGACGGCCTCGCGTAACCTTTTGATCGCTGGCATCTGTTTGAAAAACTGAGCCTTGAGCCTGCTGCCATCCTGGGCGGTCCCATCGACGACCTCTCCGATCTTCGAGTCTGACCCGCCGTAGATTAGGCAGTAGATGAAGCGTTTCGCTGCCGAGCGATCTGGTAAGCCTGCGGCCTCTTGGTTCGCTGTGTGCACATCACCACTCAGGATCTCGTTGGTGTAGCGACCATCGTCGATCTTGTGTAAGTAAGCGGCTAACATTCGCAACTCAAGCCCAGATGCATCGCAGCCCACTAGGACACGCCCTGGAGGAGCAGTGAACAACGCACGACACTCGTAGCCGTATTCAGCAGACACCGAAGGACACTGTGCAACATTCGGAGACTGATGACTACAGCGGCCACTTACGGTCCCACCTGTGTTCACTGAGCCATAAATATTATTATTATTAACAAGCTTGAGCCAACCGTTTTTACCTTCGGCTAACTGTCCGAGTCGTTTGGCAACCAACAGATACTCAAGTAACTTTAGGCTCTGCGGTGTGCCGATGCCCCGAAGCACTGCCTCGTTGATCGCTGGGCGCTTACCCTCGAAAAACTCAGGCTTCCAACCGCCTTCGATGAGGCGCTCTGAGATCTGATCGCGGCTCTGTGGGTTAAACGGAACTTCTTTGGTGCGCATCTCCCCTTTCTTGACGTCCTTGTGTCCCGCTTCGTTCGCCTCTTTCTTTGTCAACCACTTCTTGCCATCTGGGGTTACCCACAAAGGGCGCTTAGTTTCGACTACGCGTGGCGGGAACGTGTGCTGTAGTTCTTCGTCAAGTTCAGCACGCCTTGTCACAAGTTTACTCAGGAGTGTGTTAGCAGCCTCGACGTCAAACGGAAAACCATTTTCTTCTTGGGTTCTTATGGCTCGCGCAAAGTCCATCTCAAGCACTAGGTCCTGGTCGGTGTGCGTCCGGTCTTTCATGAGGTAAGCAAAGAGGGCCTCGTTTACCACGACGTCCTGGACACAGTAGTCTTCCATCTCTTGGCTCCAGTGTTCCCATGTCTCAGTAGACCCGTGTTCGTCTTTGTGGACACCCAAGCGCATACCCCATGACTTCAATGAGTGTGCTCCTCGCATAAACGTAGGGAGCTTAGCCTCTTGCCAGTCTTCACGTTTACGGTCCGGGTGGTTGAGTCTACCCAAGACCATTGTGTCGATGATAGTTGGATGCTCGAAGCCATACAGTTTACGTAGTGCCGGAAGGTCGAACCCGATGCCATTGTGTGCGACCAAACAGTCAGCCCTAGATAATCGCTCTAATGCTTCATTAATATTATTACACTCACCGTTGTTGCGATAGCGGTGGGTCCCTTCGTTGTCCATGATGACAATACAATGCACAACCTCTAGTCCCTCTAGGGTGTTCCAGTTGCCGATTGCGTTGGTCTCTATGTCAAATACTGCAGTGTTCATCATTTAAAATGGGTTAGTGGTGTCCATGACGTGGGTTTCAGTGAGCCTCGCTGTGTCCTTGTCGTAAGCCAACGAACACGCCACGCCTGTCTCCCCGCTAAAACGGTTCTTAAGGACCCTCACGGTTGTCTTGTTGCGGTCCTCTGGGTCTTCGGCTTGCTGCGACCTTTCGAGCCCTATTACCATGTCTGACAGTTGAGCTATGGCTTGGGAGCCCCTAAGGTCCGCCAGACTAACTGCTCGCCCTTCTTCGTGCCCTCGACCTTCAGGACGTTTAAGGTGACTCACAAGGACCATCGCAACCTTGGTCTCTTCGACGAGAGAGCGCAGGGCGGTCATTGTGTTGTCTATGAGCCTCCGCTCGTTGCCATCCCCGATGCCTGAAACAACAATACTGATGTGATCTAACACGACGAAATCAACGTCGTAGGTTTTGATCATGAAGCGAATCCGGTTGAGCAGACTGTCCGACGCAAGGCTCCCAAAGTGATCATAAACGTAAAAACGACCGGAGCCTACTGTCGCGTCAAAGGCCTCCTTGAAGGCGTCGTCACGTTCAAACGGTTCCAAGTGCAAACACTTGCCCATCTCTAGACCTATGATACTCAAGGCTGTCTTCTCGACCGACTCTTCGAGCGCGATGTAGCCAATGCGCTTGTCTGTGGTTTTCATCAGGTGGTGTGTAATCACTCGGCATATCTGGGACTTGCCGATCCCACTACCCGCACAGAGCGTCACGATCTCAGATTGCCGAAGACCATGCGTGATCCTGTTGAGTCCGGCGAAAGGATACTCAAGGGCCTCGACGTTCTGGTGCTCAGCGATTTTCTCGTAGAGCTCAGCGCCAGACAAGATGTCATCAGGGCGCCATACTTTAGCGCTGAAGATCGCACTGATAATCGCAGACTTTTTACCGGAAGTCAGACACTCGTTGGCGTCTTTGTGTGGTAGGTGGGCAACCTTACACTTACCCGCAGGTAACATATGGGCTACCTCCTCGACGGCGTTGCGCCCACTCTCGTCCATGTCGAACATCAAGATCACCTCTTGGAAACCAGAGAGCCAGTCAAAGTGTTTCTTGAACATCGACTTGGCAGACTGTGCGCCAGCGCCAAGGCTCACCACAGGGAACTCACCGCCCTGGGCCACGGCCACAGACATCGCGTCGATTTCTCCTTCGGTTACAACAAGCTTAAAGCCTGGCACTGGGTTAGCCCACAGGTGCTGCCCAAAGAAGTGGTCGGGCTTTCCGGCGCATCGAAAGTCTTTCCCTGCGAAGCGATACTTCTGGGCGATCTTCTGGCCCGGCAGGTCGTAGTAGTTTGCGATGTGACAAGGCTTACCGTTAAGGTGGCCTACTTGGTATCTGAAACGACGGCAGGTAGCCTCGTCGATACCCCTAGACTCTAACGCAGTGTATTCCCCGTCGATAAAGTCATTATTATTATTATTTATTATATTTTCCATTGGTCTCGGGGTTCCATTCCCGGCACGAAAAACTCCACAAGCGTAACACTTAGTGGAGTCATCAGTATTTATTGTTAATGCGTCGCTGCTGCCACAATCCGGGCAGGGCTGATGCGTTAAGGCGGCGGTAAGTTGATCCATTCGTTTGGTATCTTGCTCTTTGCGTCACACCACTCAAAGCCATTGTCGTTACACCACTGACCATAGGTCGTGCTACTGTTCTTGTTGAGCGTCGTGTTAGCATTCTGGAATACAAAACGAACATCTGCTTCAGGATTTTGTTCACGAACAAGTAAATGCTTGGTGCGGTCTGAGGGCTCAAAGTAACCCTTGACTTCTAACATGATGCCATTGGGCAACACGAAGTCAGGCGTGTAAGTCTGCGGCCTCAGATACTTGAGCTTTTGGCTCTCGTAAGAGTAGTTGACCCCAGCCCCTTCAAGGGCCGAGGCCACACGCTTTTCTAGTCTAGAACGAAAAATCCCCGTTCTCTTTGCCCTGTGTCTCCTCATCGTGTAGTTCTGTGGTGAAATCCTCACCGCCATCGAACCCGCCCTCGACTGAACCGAAGATCGAATCTTTAGATCCGTATTCAATTAGCTCAATAATCTGGACAGATCGTAAGCGAAGGCTCACTCCAAACTTACCACTGACAACCCAGACATGAGGCTCTAGTGCTAACTTGATGCGAGACCCAGTGCCAACCTGTGGCATCTTTATCTTTTTACCTGTAGAATTGCAACAAGCTACATTAAAATTAATAACACCTTTGTCACGGGTTTGACGCTGGGCGACCTGCTTGGCCATAATGTAAAAACCCGCGTCGCTTTGTCTAAACGGTGTCGAGGCGTCTTTGTTGAGTTTACCTTTGGCCTTATCAGACGCTTTGGCATACTCAGCGTTATACAGTTCGTCGTAGTCGCTTTTCATAGCGTTCCACTCTGCTTCAGTCAGCACCAGTCTCACCTGGTAAACACCGCCAGTGTTAAACTTGTAGTCTGGCTCATGGAGATGCGGGTATAGTGCTTCTCCTTCGGGTGTTACGATTAGTTTATTACTCATTGTCTTTTTCTTTCTAGTTTTGTTTTAGTTTTTATGCAAAGAAGTATGTTGAC